TAATCCTTTACAATATCAATTTTTTTCATAGTATAGATTTGATTCAGTTTTTCTTCTATCAACTAATCCTTTTAGCACTTTGCCATTTGCAGTAATATATTTAGTTTCAAACCAATTCCTTATTTCTGCTTCTGTCGCCTTGTTATTAATTAATTTAAATAATGTATCTGAACCCCCACTATTCCATGTATGTGAAACTAATGCATCAAATTGATTTTGATTAATTTCCACCTTTATTTTTTTGTTAACAATATCAGCAAATTTAGGTAATAAATTCAATAAAAGTTTTTCTGCTCTTTCTTGTGTAATTACATCACCTTCTTTTACCTTACTTCCATCTTCATAAAAAGTATTTCCAAATCCTATTGTCCATAATCCTGCAGGGCATTTATATGCCTTTAATTGACACCCTTCATATTTCTTTATTAAATCTATGCACTTTTTACTTGGAACCATATAATCTAATTGCAATGCTTATTAGCAACATTATGAATAATGCAATGGCTATCTTAAACCATACATCATAAAGATTCTTATACTTTTCTTTTTCTTTTATTGATGAGTCAAGTTTTACTTGACAACTGAAAATCTTAGCACTATCAGTAACTACCTTGATAATGGTTGGTGTATATTGGTAAATAATCTTCTTAATAAAACTTTTACTTTCTTTAAGTTTAGTTTTGTATATAGTATCATTTTTTGTTATTGTGTCTAATTTAAAATCATAAAAACTATCTACTGAATTTATGAAATCTGTAAAATTAATTGTATCAATTTTGTAAACTACTGGAAACTTATCAGCACACTTATCTGCTAATAATTCAGGATATTTATCCTCTATTTTGTCTATTGTCATCTTCGCCTTCTGCATGGTAAAGCAAGATGATAGAACAACACAAAATAAAAATAGGTAACATTTCATATTATTTTGAATCTTCTGTGTGATAACCCTTCAATGCAATTAATACTGCTGCAAACAATTTTAATGTAGTTGGTGCATCTAAATGATAACCACTACCTGATAGAATTGGTTCCACTCCAATCAAAACTGATAATAATAAACCAATAATTGTCGTTTTTAAATTTTTCATATTTTATTTTTCAAGGTTAATTAATCTATTTTCATGATCTTTTACACTATCTTTTAGTGTATCAATATCTTTTTTTGCACTTGTTGAATCAATCATTATCTGTCTGATTTCATCAATCAACTTTTCAATCTTATCATACATTGCCTTTCCCATAAATGAAAGCAAAGCTATTAAAAAACTTAAAAGAATGTTAGTTACCATCGCTTATGTAATTTAAAGTTTCAACATGATTTGGAATTTCACAATCAACAATTTCAAATATTTCAGGATGCTCAAGAATAGATGGATGTTCCTCTAATGCCTTATCCCAATTATTTGTTAATACTATTGCATAAACTTCACCAGGTATTGTGCTGCTATTCTTTTGTCTTATATGTTTCATATTAATTAGTATAATAAGTTACTGTACAACTTGCAAATATTAAAGCACCACCAGTTGCACCAAAATGAGAAATTAAACTATAACCACTTGCAGTTTTTTTCATGTATCCTAATCTTGGTGCATTAGGTGTAGCTCCCATTGTTTTACTTGAAAATATCATTGAAGAACCATTGTACACAAAATCATTTGTTGATGTAAAACCAGTTGGATCTGATGGTGTAGCACAAAAACTTGGTAATGGCATTTCAGCAATAGTTAAACCTGAACCTGCACTTGAATATAATAAATTTATAGTTATTACACACATTTTGCCAATTTGTGTATATCTAAAACTATGATTTGTTGTTCCACTTGGTTGTGTAGTTCCAGTCCAAACTGGTGTAACTGTATAAACTCCAGTTGTATCTCTAAATGTATTAGCACTTGCATTAGCAGTTGCATTTGTATTATTAGCCATGAATGTATATGATGACATGCTTTTATCTAACTTTAAATCTATTCTTGAAGAAAGTGTTGATGTATCACTTTTAGCAAGTTTTGTATTTATGCCTGAATAAATGTTTGTTCTTGAAGAATCGCTTCTAAATTTAGTATAATAAATTGCACTATCAGATGTATTTAACTTGCTATTTATTCCTGAATAAATGTTTGTTCTTGATGTATCACTTCTATATTTTGAATAATAAATAGTTGAATCATTTTTTTTCATGTATGGAATAAGCATTGCAGTTGTATCTGCTGCCTGAATTCCTGTTCCTGCCATTATACCACTTTGTTGTGTAACAGTTAAAATTGCAGATGGTATAGCAGGATGTGGAGAAGATGCTACAGATGCTACTATTTCAATATTAACATTTGATGCAGACCACATTAACTCATAATAATAACCACCTACAACATTAATTACATAATTCCATGATGCTATTACTGGTGATGCATTAGCACTTCCTGTTAATACTACCTTACCTGTTGAATTTGGTACATCAATACCATTTTCCCTTAACCAAATATCTGCTGTCATATTCCCACTACCCCCAGTTTTTTCTAGTTGTAATGAAAATTGAATGTTGTATATTCCAGTATTGTTAATTGTTATTCTAGTAGGTTGCCCACTTCCATTATTCTGAATAGTCACAGCATTAGATAATGTTGTCCTATTTAATTTAATTGGATATGCAGTATTGATGACAGCAGCAGATTGTGTAGTAGTATCATTAAATGCTCCATAATAACCTACAGGAGCTGGATTAGTGCCTACTGAATCTTTGAAAGCAAATGATCTATTGCCATTTTTATAAGTGTAAATTGTATCATTAAATCTTTTTAATGAATCAATTTTAAGGTTTATTCTATTGCTTAATGAAGTTGTATCAGTTGAACCACCACCACCACCAATATCTTTATATGAAAATGTCCTAACTCCATTTGCATAATAGTAAATTGAATCGTTGCTTTTTTTTATAGAATCAATTTTTAAATTAATCCTATTACTCAAAGATGAAGTATCAGTTGAACCACCACCACCACCAGTAATTTGATTCCATGCACTTGTTTTAGGGTTATAAAAATAGAATCTACCATTTGTAGAATCTATTGCAATAGCACCTTTATTAGTTTTATTGCTCTTTAATGTTGGCACACCATTAAATGTTGGCAATTGCAAAGTAGAATCTGTATTGAATCTTGGTGCAGAATAGCCATATTGTGGCATAATCTGATACACTTGACCAAAAGAAACTTGTCCAATAATGACAAATAAAATAGTTATTAATTTTCTCATAATGTTGGTACATCACAAGCACCATATGCTGATGCTATTGTTATATTAAAGTTTAATGTTACTCCAGTTAAATAATCTTCAAATTTTTCTTCTACCTTATCCCATCTGATTGTTGTATCAATAGAATATGTTTTAAATCCTTGTCTTAATATGCTTAAAAAATCATTTGCAATTCCTAACATATCACTTGTTACATCCCTTTCAAATTCACCTTCAACCCCACTTTTATCTAAAAACCAAATGCTTAAATTATAAACTAATTCCCTACCTGCATTTAATGAACCACTTTGCAAATCAAAAGATGCATTAGGAAATTCAGGTTGATTTGTCCAAAACAACCAACTTGCTGGGGCATTTGGAATCACACTTTTTAGCATCTTGTGATTTCCCAATATTGTTTCCAACTCTGTTATGATTTGGTTGTAGGTCATTGAATTTTTCTTTTACTTTTTGAATGTACTCTTTTTTGTAAGTTTTCATTATTGGTATAAAAAGGTAAACAATTCACCTGCTACTGCTACATCACCAGTTGGCAATGTTACTAATGCATTATTGATTTGTATGAAACCAGTATCAGATGTTGGACTTGTTGTAATTGTCTTAACCAAACCACTCCTTGTTGCCATTATAGTTGTTCTTGATGATAATGCAGTTACATTAAATGTAGTTTCACCACCAGTTGCAGTATAATATGCCATTCTTGAAACTCCTACTCCACCACCATAACTTGATACCAAACCAAATACATTTGGTGGTGTTGAATTTCCTAAATAAATTGGGCATGAATATCCTTTTCTTTCAGGAAATATTACATCTAATGCACCTGAATTATTATAATATTCATAAAATAAAATATAATTCTGTTGCAAGTATTTAATTAATCTTGTCTTATAAAATTCTGCCATTGAAAGATAATTAGCAGCAATCAATTCTAAATCACTTCTGCTTGGTGCATTACTTTCTTCAGCAGTTTTTTGAAGAAACCCTTTGCTAAATAACTGATAACCCATGCCTATTGGTAACATACTCATAGTGTACCAAATAACTGCATCAGTAATATAATCATTTATCAATGCACTTTCATAAACATTTAAATTATCTGCATCAATTCCTGCCAATAATCTATTATACAAAGTAGAACCTAATGTAGGTTGAATGTTCATATCACTTGCAACCTTAATCATTGGAAATAATTGCTTATCATCTATTGCAGATGAAGCACCAGTTCTTTGCTTAAAAGTTTCAGCAGATATAAATAAAATATTTTTACTCATTATTTTTCAGTTACAAGATTTTGAAACCATTCATGCCTACATTGAATTGAATGTTCGCCATTTGGCATTGTCCACCATCCACCAACTCTCGTTAATACATCATAACCCAATCTCATTGATATGTTTTGAATATCAGTCATTGACCAATACTTTCCTGCACTACCTTTATGTGCTGACATTTCATACATTCTTTGACAAAACTTTCTTGATGTATTTATATTTCTATTTGATACTATATCTCTCCACTCATAAGTGTATCTTATAAATACTGCTTTGCCACTTTTAATTCCTAACTCACTTAATGGCTTTAAAACCTTTGTTTCTATGATTGTATCATTACCTACCTTAACTAATTTTGTTAGCAAAATATTGGCATCTATTAACCCTGCAATGATGTTATTAACCTTTGTTACTTCTAAATCTAATTGCTTTGCAATTTCTTCACTTGTTAGATTCTTATTATCAGTCAATAGTTTAATCACTTTTGCTTCATCTTCATTCACATCAGCAAAACTATCTGCTAATCTTATTCTTTGTTGAATCTCATACTTGCTTGAATCCTCACCACAATTTGCAAACTCATTTATCAATCTTTCTTCATCATCCATTGAAAACTGCTGAATCTCATTTTCAGTTAATGGATTGTCATCAATTCCTAAAAAAGTATTTATGTCTGCATCTGTAAAACCAAAACCATTTTTAAGCATCAATGATGCTTGTTGCTTATTGATTTTACCAATTGAAAATTGTCTAACAATTCGCATCACATTCTGATATTGTCTACCTGATAAATTCTTTATAGCATCATTAGTTTCCATTTTAGCAGGTACTTCACTTTGTACTGCTACAACTCCATCACTTGTTACTTGACCTGCATTTAATGGTTCTTTACCCATTAATTCCCTGATCTCATTTTGTGTTAAATTCTGTGCAATAATATTTTCACTAAATTCAAACTTCAATGGTTCAATAGGAATCAATTTAAATTCACCTTGTTCACCTTTAAGATTTCTAAACTTTGTAAATATACTTTCAATTTCATTGATTCTTTCTTCACAATATACATTCTTAAATATCTCGTATGCTTCCCTTATTTCACCCCTACCACCCAATTGACCTTCAGTTTTAACACCCATTAATGAAGGTGATACAACTTGATGACAAATCATTATTTCTTGTGAAATCAAATTGTTTACATTATTAAAATCTTCTTTAGTTAATGTTGATGTTCCTAATGGCAATATTTCAGCAGCATTATCTTTGCTATTGTTAAACATTATAACAACTCGCTTTCCTGAATCACCAGTAAATTTATTTAATAAATCTCTTTCAACTTGTCCTTTATGTTCTTCATTTAAAGGATTCCCATTGTTTAAATTGATTAAAGTAGTTCCAGTAAAACTTTGATTTGCCAACCCTAATAAATGTCTTGAAACCTTTATATCTGATTCAATGTAATTTAATCCTTGAAAATATGATGGCAAAGGATAAATTTCTGAAGATGGATTGTATTCTTTGTAATAGAATATTTGGCTACCTACTGGATTGTTTAAATTGAATGCTTGGTAACATCTTGCTTTTTCTCTAAAATCAGTCCAATCATTTTTAACATAAAATTCTTGCATATCCTTGCTCACCCTAACCTTTGCAAATTCTATATGGTAAACTTCACTTACTTGCTTTGCTCTATTCCAAATAACTTGTAAATAATAACCTCTGTAAAGTTCATCATCTTTAATACATCTCTTTACAATCTGATTCCATGTTTCACCTTTGCTGTTTGCATTACCTGGTACCTCAAAACCTTTACCATAAATATAATTGCACTTTGATTTTATTATCGCACCATGTTTTGGACTTTCATTATAAAGTGAGAGTAAATAAGTTGGATAATTGTTATCCTTTCCAAACTCAACATATCCATCTTTCTTTTTCTCTCTGAAAATTGGTTGCTCTGCTTGGTCAAACTGCAATACTATGTGCTTATAATTATTGTCCATTGTAAACTTTAAAAGTGTTTATTTGGTCATTATATGTTGTAGGTTCAAAGTTAGTTGTTGGATGTAAATGCATATACCCAGTTTCTAATAAAGTATTAACAAATGTTGAACCATTATTTGCACCATAAATTTCATAAGTATAAAACCCTTCAACCTCATTTAAAAACTTGCTATTTACTACTAATGAAAATTGCTGATACCTTTCAGTTGTACTTGTATTAGTCAACCAAACTTCAACTTCATCTTGTGTGATCCTTGATGTAAATTTAAAATAAAATATTGAATAAGTTGTTGCACTATTTTCTAATGGTGTAACAATTATTGATTCAGTATTTCCTTTGGTTAAATTTATCATATATAATCAAAAAAAGCACCTACTCAATAGGCAGGTGCTTCTCATTTATTATTTATTATTTACTATCCTGCTACTTCTAAATTCGCTGCAACTGCTGAAGAAACTACAAGAAAATCATTTGATTCCATTGAAGTCATAGTAATCATATATCCATTTCTATCACCTAATGCAGTTCCACTACCTGCTTCTGCAGTATCAACCATCAATCCAAAATCTTTACCAAACATTCTGTAAACACCATCACCTTCTAATGTCACAACAGTTACTCTATTCTTTGCTAATGTATTAACAAGATTTCTTGTTGTTGCATCCCTTAAGTTCATTGGGAACATAACCTGATGTGTGTAGTAAATAGTTCCATTTTCTTGTGATGCAGTTAAAGCATTTGAAGAAGATGCAGTTGCTCTTGGTACTTCTATTTTATAGAATCTTTTACCACTTGCTTTTGTCATAGCAGTAACAGTTCCACTAACTTCTGTTACTCTTGAATTGCCACTTGCATCATACAAGTTAGCATTTTCAATAACCCATATTGCTTGGATTCCACCAATTGATTCTCTACAACTGATTGTATATCCTGAAGAAATTACACAAGGCATATTTATAAGTATTAAAAAGGTGGTGTTTATTGCACCACCCTTTGATTATTTAATTATTGTTTATTATTAGATTGCTGCTACAAATTTAACCCACTCTGAAGCATATCCAGTTCCAACTCCCAATTTAAAAGCAGCTCTGAATCTTATCTCGTTAAAATCCTGGCTATAAAACATTGTATATGATTGATCTTCATCTACTAAATCAACTGCAATTGCCATGTTTGATAAACTTGCTGCATAAGCATCACCAGTTCCATTTAAACCATTTACTGAAACTATTTCAACATTTGTACCTGGTAAAACAAAACTTGCTGAATTAACATCTTGTGGATTGTAAGCAAATAAATTCAATGCTCTGTAAGCAAGAATTAATAATCTGTACCAATCATTTCCAACAAAGATTTTAACATCACCCTTAGCCAAAACTGCTACAGGAATTGCTTTGTAAATACCTTCAGTTGCTTGAACAACTGTATCTTTATTAATAGTTGTAATTGCACCAGTTGTTCCATTGTAACCACTAACATTTGCATTTACTGCTGCTGATGCTACTAATTTTTGGAAACCATCAAACTTGTTTAAGTTCATACCACCACTACCAGTTGTATCACCTTGCCAAATTGCTGTTTCTAATTGTGCTGCAATTCTCTTATTTTTCTTGTCAAGATATGCTGCTTGGAAATCTGCATTCTGAAATTCAGTATAAGTAGAACCTGATTTTAATGCTTCTTGTGTAAAGTATGCTTCTAAATCTTTAACACAAATTGCTTCTTCAATTTTGATTTTACCTACTGTAATTGTAGATTGTGTGAAAGTAGTTGTACCACTATAATTCCAACCACAAGCATCTGTTTGAAATGCAGCATCAGTATCCATTAAAGGAATTTGTACTGCTGATTTAGCACCTGGTATTACTATACCATTGTCCTTAATCATTTGTTGTGTCTTTGCATCAAATACTGCACTTGTTAATAAAGGTTTAACAAGTTGTTTTGTATATGAAGTTAATCCTGATAAATTTAATGACATTTTATTTTATTTTATTTATTATGAAAAAAGGATATCGTAAGATATCTTAGTATCTGCTTTAAAATTTGATTCAGTTTTTACTGCAACATCAGCTACACCAGTTGGTGTTTCAGCTAAAGTTTTTGTTAGATTTATTAATCCTTCAATAACTTGTGTTGCCTTGTTTAATTTACTTTCATAATCAGCAAATCTTGTTTCATAAGATGCAAACTTTGCTTCATAAGATGTAAACTTTTCATTTGTAGAAGATTGGAAAGAATTAAAAACTTCTTCCATTTTCATCTTCTTCATATCTTCAACCATTGGTGCAGATGGTTTTATTTCTGTAATAGCACCATTATCACCTACTACAATAATAGTTCCATCTTCTAATTGATGCTCACCTACTGGTGCAGGTGCTCCTTGAATTGTTACTATTCCACCAACACCTACTTCTGAAATTTCAACCTCAGTACCATCAACTAACTTTGCTTTTGTAGGCATAATCATTTCAGGTGCAGTTTCAGGTGCCATAGGTGCAGCAGGATTTCCAACTAATTCTTGGAATGTGATTTTTAATTTTTCAATTATTTCTTTTGCTTCCATACTAATAAATGTTTAATTGTGAATATCGTTCCCTTTTAAATTAATGAATTAAGTAAAAGTTCTATTTCTTTTAATTTCTGTTGGTCTGAATCTAATGGTATTTCATAGTCAAACATTCCCTCAACACTAAATCCTTTCAACTCACCACTCTTAATTTGTTCCCAAACTTTAGGATTTTCAACATAAAAAGAACCAAACCATGAACCATCAGCAATACCTTCAAACCCTTGCATTGGCATAATACCTCTACTCTTATCTACTATAAATGATTCAAACATTGTACAACCATCTACAACTTTGTTAGCATCATGCATAAGATTTACATTGCTTTGATAATGTTTCTTTGCAAACTTGATAGCAATTTGTTTTATAGTATCAGCAGAAAAAACAACATAATGCTCACCAAACTTTTCATTATTTCTATATATTGGCAAATCTGCTTCCATTAGACATCCTGATATGATATGCTCATCTTCATTTGTTATGGCAAATCCCATCTTAAACTTTTCACCTTTAGAACCTAATTCTTTAATGACATCTGAATTATTATCATAATGTTTAGAAATATCCAAACTTGTAATTTTTGCAATTTTTGATTTATTACTTCCAGTTGCATAAACTCTACTTTCAGGAATTCCCAACTCTTTTGCAACAGATAGCATTCCTTCTTTGTCTTGTCTTGCAGAAATGATATAAACTACATCACCATTTGCAATCAATCTTTTAGCAAGTTCTTTGCCACGATCAGTTGAAAGTGTATCATCATAATCAATACTAACTTTAGTTCCTGCAAAATGCTGTTCCCAAACAGAATAACAGATAGCAGTTGCTTGTTCTGTATCTTTGCCTTCATTGACTACATAGGCAATACATCTTGGAATAAAATCTGTTTCATGCTCACCTTTAGATGGTTCAATAAATTCTTCTTTGAATGCAATGAAATCTTTTTTTATTGCAGGTGCATCTACTAATGCAACATAATTTACTTCTGCTTCATCAGTCATTGCATCATTAATCTTTAATTCATAAATTGGTAATTTCATAATTTTTATTTTTAATTTATTCTTGCTGCTCTATTTAATCTTCTTATTCTTTCTTGATTTCCACTAACATCACTTTCAACAACAAAACTTCTTACTGCTGCATTTCCCATCTGTTGTATCTGTGATTGATTTAAAGTAGTTGTTTGCAATTGTGCTTGAATGGGTGCTTGTGTAGAACCAGCATTCCCATTACCACCACCACCTGGCAAATTACCACCACCACCATTTCCACCACCACCACCTGCACCTATTCCTGCTAAACCTTTTGCAGTTGCAGCAATAGCAGTTGCTATTCCAATAGCTGCTTTTATTTTATTTGTTAAAATTTCTGCTGCTGCTGGTATTTGTCCACCTGGTACTGCTGAATATTTTAAAAGAACACCTGCATTAGCTGCTTGTGTATTTATAATAATCTTTGCAATTGATATTGCATTTTCTGCTATTAATGCTGCTTTCTGTAATGCTTTATTTTTTTCAGAAAACATTTTTATAATTGCAACACCTGCTGAAGCAGCATCAAGATATGCATTCTCTAATGCAACTTTTGTATCTATTTCTGCTTGTTTTGCTTTTATTCTTTCTTCTGCATTCTTTTTTTCATCTGCAGTTAGTTCTGCATCCCATTTCATTAATTGGTCAATAAATTCAAATTCAGCATCTAATTCTTTATTCGTTGCTTCAATTTGCTTTTCTGTTTTTTTAAGTTCTACTTCTTGCTTTTGATTTGTATAATTTAAATCAAGTTCTTTTAATGCTTCTTGCTTTAATGTTTCATCAGCAATAGATTGATTTATTTCTTTTCTTTTATTCTCATAATCAAATATTAATTTTGCTTTTGCTCTTTCATCTTCATCTTTAATTGTAGATAAATAGTTTTCTTCTCTTAAAGTTTTTAATTTTTCTTGTAATGATTTATTTGCATTAGCTATATCTTCATTGTGTTTTTTTTCTTTATCAAGTAATTCTTTTTTGTGCTTTTCAACCTTTTCTGCTTCTTTTTTATTTGCTTCATCAATCTTTGCTTGTCTGTCATCACTTGCTTTATTGATTTCTCTATCTGCCTTATCTCTATATTCTTTTAATAATTGTTGCTTTTGTTTTTCATTTAATGTTTCATCTTTTGAAATTTCAACTGCTTTCTTATTGTAATCTAAATTTGCTTGTATCTTTCTTTTAGTAAACTCATCAAATTTGTCACCATTAATATCCAAAAATCTTTCAGTTGCTTTAATTTGCTTTTCAGTATTTTCAATGAATTTATTTTGTGCTCTTTCTGCTTCACTTGTAACTCCAATAAAATCTGTAATTTTATTTACTAAATTGCCTATAAAATCACCTACTGTTGCTAAACCTGGTATTAGATTTAATACAACTTTCTTAACATCTTCAAAATTTGCAATCAATAAACCTATGCCAACAACTAATGCACCTATTCCAGTTGAAATAATTGCACTCTTTAAACTACTAAATGCAGATGTAACATTTGTTTTTATAACTGCACCTAATGATTTAAAAGCATCCTTTGCTTCTAATACACTATTTAATCCTTGTGATAATGCCATTGCACCTTGAACCTTTGCAAGTGTTTTTTGCAAATCTTTTGATTCATTACCAAACAATGCCTGAGCACCTTGTAATGCAGCAAACCCACCTACAACACCTTGTAATGCATTGCTAAATGCTTTAAACTTTGCATCAGGATTAAATGCATCACTCAATAATTTAGCATCCCCAATCTTATCTTTAAACTCTGCAACCTTCTTTGCTGCTATAACTGCTTCCTTTGATGTTGCACCAAACTTGTCACTCATTGCAACAAGTTCTTTTTGTGCTTCTCTTAATTGTTGTTTTATTGAACCAACACTCTTTTCAGCATTGCCACCATCAATATTAACTTGACCACCAATTATAAAATCTGCCATATCTTTTTATATTTTTATTAATCTAACATTTATTCCATAATTTTCTGGATCATAACCACTCCATAAAAATTCAAATGTATCTTGGTCTGCATCAAAATCTATTACTTGTTCTGTAAAATTTGAATTGCTTAATGCAAAAAATGAATTTACCCCATAATAATTAAATCCCCCACTATAACAAATACCTAATCCTTTTGCATTAAATCCATATCTATTTGTTCCATTTGCAGTTGCCCATGATGTAGTTGATTTCAATGTCCATGATTTTTCACTTGGATATGCAGCACTAACAAATGCTTTTAAAATATCTTTATCAGCAATAGTTGGCATTCTCCATCCATAATATCCTAATCCTCTTTCATCTCTTAATGCATATATATTATAAAATAATCCTTGATTAAAATTATTTTCATCAAAATCTCTAAATGCATAACATGGAATGTTGTTAGATATATAATTAGTCCATTCAATACCATTAGTTGCTAATGGAATTGCATCCCCATTTAAGAAACTTGTTTGCTTTAAATTCTCACTTGTCCATCTTTGTGTGCCTATCTGAACAGATGCAGGTTGTTGTTGAAATGCTAAATCTTCATAAGTTGTATATATAACTCTTAACAAATCAACTTTACATAACTCATTAGGTGTATAATCATAGATTTTATTTAATCTATAAAGCACTTGGTCAATCCAAATAAACTTACTGAAATCAAGATTGAAAATATCTGTTTCAGTAAACTTCATTTTACAACTAACCATTCTTGAATCCTTATCTGTTATTTCTGCTAAATATGGCGAATAGAAAGCATTAAATAAGTTATTACCTAATGCACCACTTGCTAATGTAAAGTATAATTCATTTAAAGCACCAAAATTTATATCAGCATTAGGTGCATCAGGATCATCCAAATGTCCTGCATAAGGATATGTTGTATATGATTGTATTACAGTAGTATCATTTTTTATGTCCCATGATGTAACACCAGTTACATTTTTTATTTGCATAATCCTTAAAACAGATGCAGTTGTATCTTCATTTGATTGCTCACCATCAATGTTTATACTACCATCCCATTTAAATATTGTTGGAACAATTTTATCTTCATCTTCATAACCTACTAATGGTGTACTTGCAAATATTACTTCACTTGATTGTGTATCTTTTACAAACTCTAAATTGTTGTCAAATTTTATATCCCCATAACCTTGATTGTATTTCTTCTTATATTTATCATTGTAATAATCACTATCACTTTTGTATTTCAATTCATAGTATCTTGAATTGACTTCAGACATTGGTTTAATTCTTATTGGTTCACTTCTATCAACTTTACTTGTCCAATCTAAATAAGAAGTATTATCTAAATCATAAAACAAAGTATATGGTATAATCTTTAAATGCTTTTCTCTATATTTATCTTCAACAACCATCAAATTGAACATCTTCATAATAGATATAAAGAAATCCTTTTGAAATATGTTTGATGGCAATGAATCATTCATTATAACTATGTCATCATAATTAATTACTTGTTGTGTACTTGCTGCATTCTTAATGTTGAAACTACTTCCAATTTTATAAACTTTAATGTATGATGTGCCATCTGCAACTGGTCCAACTATTGCAAATTCTAACCTATCCCTTGTATCTATATATACATTTACAGAATAATTAAATATGATATTAGTTGCTCTTTCAAATTCATAAGTATAAATAACTGAACCATTTTTAAATATTTGGAATAATACTTGCTGATTTGATGTAGCACCATCATATTTTAATGTGCCTGATAATTTTACATTTCTTGCTGCTGCTTCATTATATGTATAAATTCCAGTTCCACTTGCATAAGTAAATAAATTTAATGTTGTATTTGTAAATTTTAAATTTACTTTCTGATATGGGAAACCTGGAAATGTATTAACATAATCATTTGTTAAAGTTGCATCAACATAAGATGCTTGATTTTTATTTACAAATTGTTTATCATTGTTTGGAATGACTAATCTTCTAAAAACATCAGTATTAAAAAAATCACATTCATAAGTATAACCTGAATTTGCTATTATCTTTTTAATATAATCTCTAACAAATAATGCAGGTCTTAATGCAGTATATTGATAATCATGTTTATTAGTTGATACCTTTCCATAATCAATTAATGGATAATAATAACCACTTGTTAAATATCTTGGAAATTGAATATCAAAAGAATCTGTTGTTCTATTTGGGAATGTACTTTTTATGTAAATAGTAGTACTATATACACCATTTACAATATGATCAACTAAATATGAACCATCTTTGCCATCACTATTAGTAATTGTAATAATATCATTTTCATATAATTCAGTAAATGTTTTACCATATACAAGAAAATAATTAGTGTTAAATGTTACATTATTTAATGACCAATTCCTTCCTTGTTGCCAACTTGGTTCCCAAAAATTTTCACTATAAAAATGGTCATAAGTACTAAAATCTAAATCTTCTAATCTTTTAGTTCCTAATGCAGAAACAAACCCACCTAATTCACCAAACAATCCTACTTCATATTCTATATTGTTCCCATCAATAACTATTTCCAATAATCTTAAAACTCCTTTCATTATCTGCAATCCATTGCTTTCAACTCTTACTTTAGCTGATTTACTTGCATTAAAATTATAACCTACATTTGCACCTGAATCATTAGTAAAATTTGAATTGCTAAATTCAAAGATATTGCCCAACAATTGATTATTGTTAGCAGTACCAGGTAAAACAATTGTCTTACTAAATGATGTTGTCTTTGTATCAATGTTTGCAATGTCATCAATATTGTATGTTATTTGATGGCTAAAATCTTGCAATACATCTAATTCCTTATTTTCAATAAATATTCTTATCATCTTCTGAATCCAAATCTTTGTTGGTTTAAATCAATATTGACTTCAAATACTTTCAATCCATTAAATATATGCTCACTATATTCATAGTTTGTTTCCTTAATGCTTACTGGATATAAATAAGAATCCTTTTCAAAATATACTAATGGACTTGTTATTAATTCTGCTAACCATTGATAATCTGAATCACTTGGATAATTCATAGTTAATTTATAGCTATGATCTATTTTGCTTCCATAGTTAATTTTAGATTCATAATATTTTCCATTATTATAATACTCTACTTCTGTTCCTGCTTGTCTAAAATTGTATTCATTTCTTTGATAAGTTTTCTTTTCTATATTCAATGACAATCTTTTAACTAAATCAAATCTTGCAGTATCAAACATTCCATATTGATTTATAAAATGCAATTGTGAAGATTCAAATTTAGGATTGCAAACCATATCAACATAAATTTCACAAATTGTTGGTTTTGGACTTATATGATCTCTAACTCTTACTTTATAATATTTAACATTGCTATCAATCAAACTTGCCCATTGAGCATTAATTGCAACTGGACTTATATTTAATTGTACATAATTAAATGAAAAATTAAAAGTGCTTGTTTGTGATGTTATTTGTGCATTGTTTTCACCATAAGTAAAAACACTTATATCAACTCCATCATAATAAGTTCCTCTATCTATATGCAAAGGAATAAACAAATTTCTATCTGTTAATCCTGCTTTTGCTCTTACTCTATTTGTAACAAATTTATTATCCTTTTGAATAATGCCTTCAGTTGTTTGTTGTCTTTTAAATATGTTTGGTGTCCAATTATATGCAGTTGTAGTTCCTGACATTTGATTTAATGATGTCACACCACTTACATCTTCACCAACACTTAAAGTATAATCAATTGATATGCCACCAGTTGTTGATGGATATGAATCTAAAATATTTCCATTATTATTTAAATAATCAAATGAAATATAATTTCTTACAACTTCAGATGCATTGAAATAACCATTACCATTTGCAGGATTAGGATAAGTTTTGCTTCTAATAACTAAATTATTATTTATATATACATCCCACACATATTTCATGTCTGTAATTGCACTATTACTGCTTTGTGCAGTATTCCACAAATCATCCTGAACAGATGGCTTTATGGCTGAATCAGGCATTATTAAATTATCTATGCTCATTTTATTAAATTTATACTAATATCTTTTTTTAATGCTGCACCTAAATCTTTTTGCAAATCTTTAAATGTTTGCTCAAATCCATCCTTAAAAAAGTTAGTTGTTTTAATACCATGCTTTTTTATATTATAGATTAATTGGTCTGTTTGTCTATCTAATAATGATTTCTTTGTTCCTTTGAATTGTAACCCTCTTTTTTCTGTTTTACTTTTCGCCTGACTAATAACTCTAACTTTTGCCTTCCCACTTGTAATTAAAGATTGAATTGATGCCCTACCTTCTTTTGACATCTTATATAAACTTCTATATTGATAAGGTGATTTAGGTGCATTCTTATCATAATCAACACCTTTTACACCCTTGTCAACAAACCTATAATAATCTTTAATGTATATCTTTAAACTCTGTTGTCCATTCTCAACATCAAGTTTCTGATACATTGTACTTGACATCTGCCCACTATTAACAACTTGTCTATCTTTTATGTTCCTTTGAATATTAGATATTGCAATCAATCCATATTGTTCCAATACACTATTGATAATCTCTACTGGATTATAATCAGCAGAACCAGTTGAATTTAACCAATCTAAATTAGCAACTTGTGATTGTGTTATACTTAATGCCATTATCTTTTATATTTAGCCAATAGTTTCTTTTCTTGCTCTGATTCCATTTCACTCTTAATCTTTATATATGTCAAATCATTTAAAAACTGAATGACTGGTAATTCCCATGTTTCATTCATACTTAAACCTTCAAATTCTGCAACCATTTTACAGTTGTAAATCCATCCAAACGATTTTTGAAATTCATAAGTTCTATTTCCAGTAACTCCTTCTGACTCGTTTGAGTCATCAAATAATCTTTTGAATCCACTATTGACCTGGTGAAAACTGCCCAAAAAAAAACACAACAATGATATGCTACATTGAAATCAAGTTCAAGCATATCTGTTGCAACTCTTTCATGATCCTTTTCTTTTAATCCTTTCAATGTTAACTTTAAAGGTGTAACCATTGATGCCATAATCTTGTGCAAATTCCCTATTATATCTTCAGAAAATGTTGCAAGTTCTACATAGGTGCCTGAATTATTTGGCTTCTTTGTCAAATCATAGTTTAACTTGTAAAAGCATCCATTGACATATACCATGTTTTTTGGCTTGTCATTGTGCATCTTTGTGTTTAATACTTCAAACTGCTTCTTAATCAAAGCACATAAATAATTAAACTTTTTAATGCTCATCTTATTTATCTTTTCTTCAGATAAACCAGTAAAACATTGCACCAATAAACTGCTCTTTTCAAGTTCATCAATATCCATTAATGATATCTTATACAATTCTTGAAACTTTTTAATGCTCAACTTCATACTAATAAATGTTTTTTTTTGTGGTTTGTTTTATTTAATTTTACAATAGCGAGTATTTCGTTAGATGTTCTAAATTTGTTTAATCCTGATGTTTCCACATTGGGATTTTTAAATATACCTATATATTCCCACATACTTATTTTCTGTCCTACACTTAACTGCCAATGCTAAAGCATTAACACAATCATCATGGAATCCTTGTGGTGCATTATATCTAACACCAGTTGATGTATATTGATATTCAAAGATTTCAAGTTCTTCTTTAATCAATCCATCAGGAAACCCAACCTCACCCTTGTGAATTGTAGATGCAAGTAATTCCATTAGTTGTTGTTTGCTTGAAGATGTATATTTAAACCCATCCATTTTGTTGAAATGCTTTTGCAAATCTTCAGTAATAGCATCACCAACTCCTGTTGAATCAATCATTACTGGTTTACTTCTGTCAAGCGTTAGTATTGTTTCCTTTGTCTGCTTCCAATCCTTCTGAAACCTTTCAAAATGGCATACATCACCATTGATTGTTAAACCTATTATAACAGTATAGTCAAATGATTTAGCCAAATCAATCCCATAAAAAGCAACTTGTTCAGATGACAATGTCTTTGTGCATGCAGCAATAAAATTATTACCAAATGGATTAGCTGCATTTTCCATTGGATTAGCCATGTATTCCTGCTCAAATACTACTGAAGGTAATTGTGTCCTTGCATCATCAATCTCATTCTTGTCAATATATGGATTGTCATAAGTAGTAAACTTAAATGATTGCCAACCTTCTTCATTGCCTAATCCTTTCATAAATAAGGAATAGAAATAGTTCTTGCCTTTAAATGTAGATAGGAATAATGCCTTCCCTTTGTAATCTGTCAATGTAGGTCTGATTGAATTTAGCCAACCATCTTCAAGATTAGGGATAAATGATGCTTCATCAACTACAATAAAGTGAAATTTTAAACCTCTTAGATTATCCAATCTTTCACCAGTAAAGAATTGAATCTTGCCATTGTTAGGAAAGTTGATTATTAGATCAGATTTATTGTTTTCAAAGGGTACGACCTTAATTAGTTTTTCAAAGAAGGTCTTGGATAATTTATATGTAGGTGTTATATAAGCGACATTATTTCCTTTCAATGCTTCCTTTATTATCTCAACCTGGCTTAATTCTGATTTGCCAAATCTTCTGCCACAAGCAACAACCCTGAACCTTGCATCTGAATCAATGATTGCTTTTTGATTAATATGTGGCTTTGATAATTCTATTCTCATTTAATATTTAATTAATCCCTCATTAATCCCTCATTAATCCCTCATTCATTGTTGGTTAAATCCTACATTAAAGTATGATTCCTTTGTTAATGTGGTATATTTTACACAAAATCATTGGTTAATGTGTATTATAATATGGTTTTGCCTTCAACAAATACAACTTCAACTCTACCAGTATTCTCAACTTGTTGTGTTTCTCTTGGTTTGCCCATTGCCCTTGTAATGATTGTTTCTAAATTATATAAACTACCTTTCTTGGCACCATTCAATATTGCTTTTGCAACTGTTCTTTCTAATGCAGTACAAGTAGGATTAACATCTATTTGTTTTATTTCATCCAAAGTTAATGCAATGATATTCAATATAGTATCATTGATTTGTGAAGATGTGTAGCCAATGCCAGTTAATGTTGATACTAACTTTCTTGGTCTACCAAATGGATTCATTGTTTCACCCTTATCAGGTCTTGTCAATGTTCCACCATTTCTTGCAGGTACTTGTTTTGCCATAAACGATGTATTAACGATGCTTTTTAATACTTTTTAAATAATCTTTATATTCTTTTTTATCCCCATAGTAAAGATGGCAAACTCTACAAAGTGCCATTAGGTTATTGATATTGTCTTTATTAGTTCCACCCATACCTCTTGCATCTATATGATGAATATCAACTGCTTTTGTACCACATATTTCACAAGCAATAAAATCTGATATATCATATCCATAATGCTCAAAGTAAATTTTAGTATGCTTCTTCATATATCCAACAATCTAAAAACTTTACCATCATGATATTTATCCTCAATCCCTTCTTGATATAGTTCCTTTACTTGTTGTGGTTTTTTAAATATTACTTTATCATTCCAACAAAAAGCATAAATCAATGGTGCTTTTACTGAATCATAAGCATTTATTAATTTATCAATCATATCAAAATCATCTTTTTTAAATCTTTTATATCCTTTTACTTCTACTACATAATTTGTTTTATTCTTTTCTATAACAAAATCAGGTAATTTTTGAAGAATTTTATTAAAGTTCCAAATGTTTTTTATATGTTCTTCATTATCAAAACCCATCTTCTTATATTTCCAACCATTATTATTGCAGAAATTAATAAATATAACTTCAGCAAAATTATCATTTATTCTTTGTTCAAATGTTCCATTAAATTCCATCCAGTTTAGATTTGAAATGATTGCATATTAATTCCATTTCTGCTATATAGTAACTATTAAAATCTTTATATCCTTTATTGTCTTGTTCAAAGTTCCTGAAAAGTATTCCTCTTAATCTTTGTGATGGTGTCTTTAGATTGTCTAAATCTGCTTTTAAGTTATCCAATAGTGAAACTTCATCTTTTATAAATGGTTCTTCTTTAATTCCTACATAACAAAACGCTTGATTAAGTTTAAATAGTTCTGTAAACTCATTAGGACTTAATTCTTGGCTTCCAAATATTATCTTGATAGTTTTATCCTTTCTTGTAGAAAGTGCTTCTATTTGTCCTGAAATTAGTATCATAGTTATTTTTTAATTCCATAAAAATATAAATCATCCATTCCATTATGACTTTCAATTATTTCATAATCAGAAAATGTAGATGTAAAATCAAATACACCTTCAATGTCAATAATGGTTAAATTTTTATAATAGTTGTTTGTAAATGGTGAAGCAAAAGAATGATTGTCAGTTGTGCCATGTTCTTCTCTACCAGTAGTTGCACAAGTAAATAATAGCAAACCACCTTTTTTTAAAAGTTTATAAGCATTTAATAATGTTTCTTTCCAATGTTCATCATGCTCCAAACATTCTGTTGATATGACAATATCAAATTTTGTTTTACTCATAAATTCATGTCCTTTACTTACTATGCTAACATTTTTCCCTTCTGATAAATCAATACCTGTATATTCACTATTTTCAAATAAATATCTATTATTACCATTAATATCTAAACTGCCTATATCCAATACTTTGCAATTTTTAAATAATTCAGGAAACTTGTTTTTAATTTTTAAACAAAAATCTTGTTGTTGTTGATGTGCCATTTTTTTATTTTAATTGTGAATTATACCAGTTATAAATTATGTGAAGCATTTCAGCAATACAAGCATTGCATCTATCATTGTAGTGAAAATATGGATCATGTACTTTGTAAGCATTGACTATTTCATTTCTTATTTCAGGTGTCAATCCTACAACACTATTTGTGTTGATTAAGAAATCATAAAAATGCTTATGCATTGATAAGGTCTGCAAATGCTTTTCTTCTAATTTCGTTGACATCTTTGATATTGTACTTTTCAACTGCCCATTGATAGATTTTTTCGCCATATATCTTTATTTGTTCAGGATTATTTATGAAAAAGTTAATATGCTTAAACCAATCTTTTTGACTTTCAACCCATAAAACTGGTGCATCTTCATCAAGTGAATAAGGTTCTACTTTACTAACTATTGCAGGAATTTTTTTACTTGCTAATTCTAATAACTTTAAATTTGATTTGCTTGCATGCCAATCTGATTTTTCTAATGGTACTAATCCAATATCCCCATACTCATAAAGTTGCATATAGTTGTTAGGCATTAAATAGGATAGTTTCATATAAGGTAATGACTTATTGAATGTATATGAATTAACCATTCTATCCCAAATCATTTTAGAATTTTCATCAGTATCATTATAGCCACCTATTACCATTTTAATCTTGTCCTTGTGCATATTAAGTTTTCTAATAGGGAACTTTAATATTTCTAAATCCTTCTCATGTGAAATAGAACCTGACCAAAATATTCTAATTCTTTGATCTTCTACTTTGTCAAGTTGATACTGGTGATTTCCATAAGGTAAAGCATTTGGCAATACTAAAACATTTGGATTTATACCTCTTACTTTATTTGCCAATCTTTCATTTGTGCAAGTAACTAAATCAGCACATTTCATATTGTTTTCAAGAATAGGAATCAACTGTTGAAATTCATTATACATTAAATGGTCAGGTGGTAAATGCCAATCATCATCAATGTCCATTACTACTTTGCAATTAAGCATTTCTTTAACCTTTGACCAATCCTTTTCAAGTGTACAGAATCTATTATAGAAAACAATATCCCACCCTTCTGAAAGTAATTCAGGTGTAGGTTCATCAGTTACTATTCCTTTAACATCATTCATAAATCCTAAAGGTATTGTAACTCTGTGCCATGCACATCCACTTGGTTGGTAACCTAATCCTAATATTTTCATTTATTCATTGTTTATTATTTTGCCCCAAAGTTTTCCTAAAAGATACTTTAATAATTCCCAACAAATTATTATCAACAATATATTCATATTTTTTTTGTATAGTTTATGTAAAATATTTCATAAAATATCGAAAAAGATTCGATAAACATCTATTTTTTTTACATAAGTTAATTTAAAAAATCTTCACCTTTATAATCTTTGTGTTTATCAATGCCATTTGCCCATGATATTGAAATAGGGATTGTAATTATTAAAGTTATTAATATTGCTATCATATTTTATTTTTTAATTGTTCTCTATACCATTTAGCACCTTCAACCATTGCATTAATTTCTGCACATAATCTATCATGTTTTATTTTACAATGATTATGTATACCTTCATGTATTTCTTCATCTGATATTTCTTTTTTAAAAGATAGTTGTTCATTCATTATATTAATATGATAGTTTATCAATATATCTATTGCTTTTGTTAATTCTTTTGGTTCTATCATTACTATATCAGCACCTAATCTCCATTTCTGATGTATCTTTAAAATACTTATTGCTTCTGGTATTATCATTATTTCTTCATCTGATATCATTTCGTTGGTGTCAACAATATGTTCATCACTTCCCTTACTTTCATAAGTTTCATTGTAGTATTGTTCTGCATCAGAAATATCAAAATTTCCACCTTTTGCCCAATTCCAAAAATCGTTAGCAAATTTTATTATCTCTTGCTTGTGCATTTCTTTGGCTTCTTCAAGTAAACCTTGTATTATATTACCCTGCATAGTTCTCATATCAGGATTTAATTGCTCTTGTAACCATTCTATTGATGTCATAATTAATCATTTTCTGATGAACCTGATGCTAAATCAAATTGCTCACCAATGTTTCTTAATGTTTTTGCTAACTGTTTAGATAGATTTCTAAGTGCTTCTACTTCTAAGCTTTTTAACCACTCATCTTGTTTTTCTTCAGGACAATCTTCAAAGCACGTAGGTTCTCTACGTTCTTCATCTTCAAATTTATGGAAGATGTATATACCTGATAGGTTTCTTCTATTCATAATTAATCTTTTTTAAATGTTTCTTGATAGTATTGTACTAAATCTTTTGACTCAGTACCATTAGTTAAATGTTCGTTCCAATCCCATTTACCATCTTGAAATGCATCTTCTATCTCTTGCTTGTGCATTACTTTGGCTTTGTTCAATATAGAATGCCATGTTAGTTTATCTTTTGATGTTTCCCATAATTCATTAAATAAAAATTCTAAAGATGTCATAGTTTATATTTTGTTGTAATGTTTTACTAATAGTTCTATAAAATGATTTTTTATAAACCTTTTTGTGTTTTTAAACCTTGCCTTAAACCATCTAATGCCTTCACCTCTCCACAAATAAGATACATGACCTTTTTTTATTTTATAGTTAATTTGTTTCATTTTGTATCTATTTAGTATATTTTAGTATAATTACGTATATTTAGTAAACTGGAAACAATTTGTGACCAGTAATGTTTTGTTCACGTTTCGTGAACTGCAAACTATATCTTAATTGTCAGTTTAAACCTTACATATAAGATACAATAAGTGAGTGTGGTGCAGTGCTTTTCATTCCTGCATTTCATCCATACAATCAGATGGTTTTTTCTTTAAACTAACCCTTATCACTTATTTAATTTTATATCCTATAAACCCTGCACCAAATATTGTTGCCAAAAATATACTGATTTCAATATTAATGAAATACAATACAACTGCAATCCATACTGAAAGACAAGTAACACAATCAAATGGTTTTAATCTTTGAAATGGTTTTAATCCAAATCCTTTCTTAATTGCATTTGGAAAACCTGCAATGTTGACAAAATAATAACTAAATAGAAAACTTGCTAATACTTGTATCATGTTTTATCTTTCTGTATTCAGGTGAATAATATTCTTTGCCATCCTGGTAACCTGCCTTATATCCTTTCTTGTAGGCAAAATCATCATTTATTAAAATTGGCTTTTGTTCATTAGTATATTCATCAATTAATCTGCTGATTCTTTGCTTTGTAAAATCATCATAGTTTTGATTGAAATACACTTCTAATGCTTTGATAAATTGTTCTTTAGATTGATTCATTGATTTGGTTTTTTAATTGTTTTTTAATGTTTGTTATTACTTGAAAAATATGTGCTTTTGGAATGCTATAAAATTTAGCAACTTCACTCATTGAACCTAATTCTACATATTTTGAAAATATAATTGATTCATGTGCTGATATACTGTTTTCTGTTAACTTCTTATCCAGTAGTTGTTGAGCAATATCAACTGATCTAAAGTTAATTGCATGATTCTTTGTAAGATATTCTTGCAACTGATCATCTGATAATTGCTTTCTAAATTTCCTATAAAAATCATTGGATGTACCTTTAGCCATATTTAAAACAATCCTTAAAGCAAAGTAAATCAATTCATTCCTATTGCTCATTTCAATTAACTTATTGCAGTCATACTCATAAAGTGCAATGGCTAATTCTTGTCTTAAATCATCTTGAATTTCAATAGGTTTAATCTTACCAATCAATTCTTCAATTGCTGGGTGCAAGTATATCTTTTCAATATATTCATTGCAATTATTCACAATTTAAAATTAAGATATATTTTTTAATATTTTTAAAATATCTTCAAAATTTTCACAAATTGCTATTTGTCCATTCCACTTCATGTGAAATTCTACTTCATCAGGTGTTAACTTCTTTTGGCTTTTTGGCTTGGAACCATCCTTTAATTCAATCAAATAATTTATTCCTTTATAACCTATAACCAAATCAGGAAATCCTTTCCCAATTGTATGTGTTGATGTTATGGATGCACCTGGTAACTTCCTAACCATTTCAACAATCTGCTTTTGATTTGCATCAGTTCTTTTTATCATTCTAACTTTCTTTGTTCTTGTGGAATAAAGTTAGTACCAACTCCACCAACTTTATTAATAAAATCAATCTCAACCTTTGCTGAATTAATAATTACTTGTGAAACATCAGCAATTGCTTTTGCTCTGTCAAGATCCATTGGCTTATCTTCATCCATTAGTGATTCAATTGTAGCAAATAAATGATTCCTTAAATCTTCAATTTTATTTTTCATTAGTTAATTTTTTTAGTTTTTGGTTTAAATGAATAAGTTGTTTTAGTTCTTTTGGAAATCTTTGAATGGAATTTCTAACCATGTGTTCTTTCAAAGATATTAATTCAAGATTATTAATATCAAAATTTAATTTGTTTTTATCTTTAAAAATAACATACATCTTTTTAGGAATTTGCCCATAATGCTGCTCATAAATTAATCTATGCTTTAATTTAAACACACCTTTTTTAATTCTTACTTCAATATATCCATCAACTGTTGTTCTTTCATATCCATCATACTTTGTATTGTGTGGTTCATTTCCACTTTTAAACATTGTTTTTGAACATTTTTCATAAAGTTCTTTAGACATTTTTTGTCCTTTATTATGTGATTCATGACCAGGTTGAAAATGAAATGCCTTACCTGCAACTTTTAATCTATCTGCTTGTCTTGTTAATTCCATCTTTAAAAATTCAGCAGATTTTTTTAATCCTAATTTGAATGCAACAGAATAAACTTTTCTAACATCAACATCAAAATGCTTTGCAATATCAATAGTATAATTATTTGGATATAATTTTTTTACTTCTTGAATTTCTTCTTTTGACCAATATTTTCTCATATAAATAATTCTATTTGTTTAGCAACTCTATCAGCTGATTTATTTTCCCAATACTTTGCCAATGCAGAATCAGGTTGATATTCTTTTAATTTTATCTCATTCAGTTCATTTATCAGTTCCTGGTCATTAAGATAGTGAGCAGTAACTAATGCACATTGAATTGCTTCATCAATAATAAGTGAACCAATTTCAAAGTGTTTGCTAATCAATTCTTTTGCTAATTTTTTTTTCATTTTGCTGATTTTAAATAATTAAATACTGCTATTTTCTTTGCCATGTTTTTACATACACTTAATTCATCATTCGCTTCAACACTATTCACAAAATCTCTATAATCAATCTTTGCTATCTTATCACCAAACTGCATCTTATTATACAATTCACCTTTTCTCATTTCTACTGCTTGTTTGTATATCTGTTGCTTTTCTTCTTTAGTCAAATTTATTAATCCAAATTCAACCATGTAATCATAAATGTATGTAGGAATAAAGTGCATTCTAACACCTTTCTTTTGCTTCCAATCTTCAATATCTTGCAACTTTTCTTCTTGTGTAATTACTACCATTGTCTGTTCAATAGGTGCAGATACTACCTTCTTGCTTTCTTCTTTTAGCCATCTTCTATATCCACCCATGATCTGTTCAAAGTATGCAATACTGAACTGGTCATAAACTTTTACATTATCTAAATCCAACTTACCCTGAATAGCTAACTCAAATGCAATGTAAAGTTCATCAATTGTTTTGTGTGAATAATGCTTTCTAACATAATTAATAAAAAATTGATTTTCATACTCATTGAAATAATGTTCTTTTCTTAATCCTATTAAAACAAATATTTTAAGCATTGTTTCCTGAATAATTATATCATTGCAATCTTCTATTTTTGTTGCATTTAATGCTTTAACGATATCTGTCAAGGAATTGGTTGTAGGCATCAATGGTTCTTTCTTGATTAGTTCTTGTTTCATTTTTTTCAAATTTTTGTTTCTTAATCCAATTTACAAAGTATTGATAAACTTTTGATTCAGATTGATAAAAATCTTCACCAACTAATTTTTCAAGTTTAAAAGTTTCCCAAAGTTTTTGTACCTGGTCTTTAGTAATTGTTTGTTGCTTTTGAATTTTAATCTGCTCAATTGATGAAATAATGTATTGTTCAGGTAAATCATTAAAATCAGAATTTAAATATTTTTTACCATTTAATATTATATTATTTACTATTTCATTTTCATTTTCATTTTCATTTTCCATATGTGGAACATATGTTTTACATATGTTTGACATATCTTTCTTCTTTCTATTGTTTTTTCTACTTTCACTATATGATTTTCTTTTTTCAGTTTCTTCTTTTAATCTTGTATTATAATATAAATCACCTTCTTTTTTAAACTTTGCAAATATATCTTCATCATATGTTTTACATATCTTCAACATATCTTTTTCATTTAAACTTCCTTTTTGATGTTGTAAACATAAAATTCTAATATATTTTCCAACTTGTTCATCAGACATTAAATAAGTTCCAGTAAGAAAATCATTTGAATAAAATAAAAATGCAGGATCTTTTGACATAATTAATAAGGATTTTTGTATTTGTTTGGTAATTCTTTGTCTAAAAAACAAGCTAAAAATTCTCTAAAATCTGTATTACTATAACCTTTTCTTGTATTGCATAAAGCACAAATAGGTTGTATGTTTTGTAATGAATTACTACCATTTTGATATAAAGGTATTATGTGGTCTTTTTCAACATTTTCTAAATTACTTTCACCAAAACAAATAACACAAGTATTGTTAAAAAATTCTTTCATTTCTTCCCATTCTACTTTTGTATGATCACCTTTTTGTTTTGCATTTTTTTCTCTCAAATACCTAATTTTACTATTGTTTAACTTCATAAAAATAAGATAGCCACCTGGTACGAACAGATGGCTTTTATTTAGATTTCTCTAAAATAATCTGCAAATGGTTCGTACTTCATTTGCAAATTTATATCAACAAATATACAACTAAATTTCTGAATTGTAAGAATACTTATAATATTTATCATGACCATATATATCTAAATGCAATCTGTAATAAAGTTGATTGTATTCAGGAATTGTTTCACAATAAATATCATTCTTATACAAAGCATTTATAACAGTTGTATGATCTTTGCAACCAAAATGGTTAGCAATTTGTTTTAATGATAATCTTAAAGACATATCATTTCTTAAAAGTGTCATAATCATAAATCTTGCTTCAACTAATTCTTGATTCCTACATCTGCTTATAACTTTTTCATAATCTCTATGTAATATTTTGCAACATAATCTGATTATTTTTTCAGGTTTTAATAATGTTTCCCTTATTTGAAATGGATGTATGATACATGGTTTACAATTTTTCATTACTTAATTTATTTTTATTAACCCAAAACTTATTCCCACTAAAATCAGACACCAGTACCATATTAATTGTATGACCAATGACATATACTTTGTCACCCTTTTTGGCATATTCCTTTTTACTTGCAGCACCTTTAACATCTTCTTTTAAATAGTTTATTATCATTTTTGGATTGTGCATTTAACAGATGATGTTGATGTTTTACTTGGTGGATATATCTTTAAAACTTCACCATCTTCATTGATTATATCTAAACCATGAATTGGTACTGCTTTCAAAAATGTTTCTCTATTCTTAATCAATGCCTGTATGCTTTCTAAACTGTTTTGCAACTCATTCCATATAGCATCATGACATTTTGAATAATCATATTTTACACCAACTTCTGCAAGTTCTAATTTAGTTCCTGATGCAGTTGTATATGATTTTCCATATTTAGAAACTTCATCATAAAGAATTCCAATATAACTTGTATTGCTTTTTATTTCTTTTAAAAACAATTCCATCTTTGAAATAGTATCAGCAACTTCAATTACATTTCCATTTTCTAATATGTTGCTGACTGTATTATCAGCAACTATTTTGATTTGTGTTTTAGTTAATTCACTGGTGATTTTTAGTTCCATGTTAGTTAGATTTTGCTTTTAATAATGATGTTTCTACTTCTTTTGATAATTTGTATTTTTTCTTGATGATGTTAATATCAGCATCTTGTTTCTTCATGTATTCCAATGCTTTATTGTATGATTCAGTTCCTTTGTTTAACCATTCTTGCTCAGGTTTATCAGGTGAACCATTGCCATAAGTTGCTTTGTTGCCATCATCATCATCATCAATATTTAATCCTAATATAGATGCTAATGCATATCTTCTTTGATATGTAATAGCTGAACCCCTACCTTGTGGATCATTCTTTACTGGTGTCATAATATAATCACTTGACAACCATTCGCCTGATTCATGCATTAACATAGTAGTCAATCCATTTTCACCATTAGGAAACTGAACATAAGATAATCCACTTTCAATTAATGGTTCTTTAATGCTATCAATGATGTTTGATAAAGTTGCATAACTGCTCTTGAAGAATGGATTTTTGGCATCCTTGCGAATTGTATCTACTTTGACAGAGAATACGATTAATGCTTTGCAAATCTCTTTGATTGATTCTGATTTGTTCATCATGTTTTTGTTGTTTTAAAAGTAATAAAATTAATTTAGAATGTTTTGTTTTGGCTATTTTTCTTGCTAATGTCATATAGTTTCTTCAAAGATTAGTTCTTTAGTTTCTTTACATGATTTGATTTCTGCAAATCTCAATATTGCAGTATTAAAACCTTCATGAATTTTATCTTCACTATCAGTTAAAATGTTACCTGCATAGATGCAAGAATGAATTTTTTCATCTTTGTAAATCATGTAGAAAACTGAACCTGCTTCTGATGTTTCTTTTGTTAGTTGTAGTTTCATGTTTGTTTTGTTTTAAAGATTATGAAATTGATAGATAAACCACATAAATAAGTATGTGATAATTGTTATAATTGCGATTGTTGTTGTTTTAGATTGCTTCATTGAATTGTTGTTTTTGATATTCATAAATTTCATCCCAATTAATTTTGTCAAATATTTCATCAAGTTGACCTGGAAAGTGATGAAGAAATACTCCAGTTAAATCTATCTCTGCTAAATCTTGTCTATCTACTGCAATGATTGAAATCAATTCATTTGAAGGATAGTCAATGATTAAATCAAGATAAACTTGGTCGTGCATTACTGTTGTTGATAGTACCATGTGTTTGTAGTTTTTTGATTAAAAATGTTTTTGTTTTGTCTAACCCACCTAATGAATTAATGATTGATTCTTTTTCGTAGATGGTAATTGCTTTTTTTTTGTCTGTGATTTTTTTTCTTCCTCTTTGCATATTGTATTGAAGTGTAAGATGCTTCACCCTTTTTTTTATTATGCTATTGATTGAATTTTTATTTGTTTAACACAAACCATTTTATTGCCATAAATATCATAAAGACCAATAATAACTTTCCCACCTACCATAGAATTGTGTTTAGAACGTTGCATTACAAATTCATAATACTCATTATGTGCTTCTTCTATATTTTTAAAATGAAAATTAAAAGTTTGTTTATTTGTTGTCATACAAATAACATATTGGTCATTTAATAATTCACTTTTTGTTACTTCTTGATTAATTGCTTTTTTCATGTTTTTAAGTTTTAGTTGTTATTGATTTGTTTTGTTTCACAAAGATAATATCATTTAAATCATTTTACCAAATTTTTTTTATACTTTTTTAAAACTTTTTTTAAATTGTTTATATAACTCAATACTACATTGACTTATAATAATAAAATATATTTGTATTCTGTCACAAATATTGCCTAAATATGTGACAAAAAAAACCCCAATGTAGAAACATTAGGGTGAACAAAACATAAAACCAAAACCTATTCTTCAGATTCATCATCAAACAATTCATTGTATAGATCACCAATGCATGAATCAATTATTTTAATTGCTTTTCTTTTAATTCTTTTAATTCTCATTTCATCTTGTTTGCTCAAAATTGCAGTATCTATTTCTTCAACTGCTGACAAACTAAAATATGCTGATGAAATATATTCAGCACAAGTAGTGAATTCAACAATCCCTTCTACTTCTTCTGCAACTGGTTCTTCTTCTATAAATAGTTTTACTTCTTCATTTTCCATTACTTAGATTTTAATTGTAATAAATCAGGTCTTTCCATGTCTATCTTACTAATATTAATTTTATTAATCCTAATGCTATTCTTCTTCCTTAATTCCTTTCCAATTGATTCAAGTAAGGTAATTGCTTCACTTGGGTGTAATTGGCTTAAAATGGCTTTAATTTGTTCTTTCATGTTTTATAAAATTTTACCTTTAAATATTCTTTTATTATGGAATTTATAATCTTTTCCATTCTCATCCAATTCAACCATTGCAAACCCATGATTCCATTTGTTCAATGGCATATATGCAGGATTCAATTCAGATAAACAACCAACACTCCAGGTTGTTGTAATCTTGCCATCCATGTCACATTCTGTATGTTCACTTGTTTGGTGGTTATGTCCTTGAAATGCTGAAACCTTTCCTTTTAAATATAAACCCCTTGCAATGTTTACAGGTGCTGAAATTCCACCTTTATACTCATGACCATGCAATCCATTCAAATCATTCAATTTCATGTATTGATTGCTTGTAATTACATCAATTCCCTTTTCCCTTGCTTTGATAATATTGCTAAATTCAAATTCTTCAATCCCAATTAATTCACCTGCCTTTTGCATTAAAAAATGCTCATATCTTGCCTCATGATTTCCTATTTTAAAAAATATCTTGCATTTTAAAACTACATCAAGTATTTCAAAAAACCTTTTTAATGAATCTAATTCATATTTAAAATCTCTTTTTTTGGGATCTTTTAAATAATTACTTAACTGATGGCAATCAATAGTATCACCATTCAATAAAACTGCATCAACTTTATTTTCTTTTAAATAGGTTAATGCTTCAGTTAAAGCATCTAAATTATGATAAGGTAAATGTATATCAGATAGTATTCCAACTTTATTATATCCATTTATAATAAATGGATGATAAATAGTTTCATCTGAAATTGGTAAGTTGTAAGGATTTAATGGTCTGTTATCTCTGTAAAATTCAGGTGTTTTATCTTCATAAATTTTTTTCAATTTAGCCCCACTTTTGCCTTCAATAGTTCTTAATGTAGTTCTTACTGATTCAGTATTAGCAAATAAAAGATTATGTTCATTATATATAATCCTTGCTAATTTAGCAGTTGGCATTTCAGGATGTTTTGTTCTATAATCCTTTACAATATCAATTTTTTTCATAGTATAGATTTGATTCAGTTTTTCTTCTATCAACTAATCCTTTTAGCACTTTGCCATTTGCAGTAATATATTTAGTTTCAAACCAATTCCTTAT